ACGGCTGTTACTGGAAAAGTTAAAAAGGGCAGTAAAGCTGCGAAAAGACGTAAGTCATTTTGTGCAAGATCTGCTGGGCAAATGAAGAAGTTTCCAAAGGCGGCAAAGAATCCAAATTCACGTTTGCGTCAAGCAAGGAGAAGGTGGAAATGTTAAGTGCTAATTTTGTAGCAGGAACGATCTTTGTTGCTTTTATAGGTGTATGTGTAACTGGTCTTACATGGATTTCTTCAACTCTTATTACAGTTGATAAGAACGTAGCTGTTATGGCAGCAAAGATTGACGCTAACAGTGAAAAGATAGATCAGCTTCATGACATGATCAGGCCCATGTGGGAAGATTTTACAGGGAGAACATATGATGGCAATCTCGCGCAGTTCAATCCCCAAACAAATTTCAAAACCTCCACAAAAGAAAAAATGGAGTTCTAAAAGAAAGCGTTCAATAAATTGTAAAAAACCTAGAGGATTTAGCGAGAGAGCGCACTGCGCTGGGAGAAAAAAGCGTGGCAAAAAGTAAAGATCCAAAAGTTGGTACGGGGAAAAAACCAAAGGGTAGTGGTAGAAGACTGTATACAGATGAAAACCCAAAGGACACAGTTAGAATAAAGTTTGCAACTCCATCTGATGCTAGAGCTACCGTTGCAAAAGTTAAAAAAATAAATAAACCTTTTGCTAGAAAGATACAAATATTGACTGTTGGTGAGCAAAGAGCCAAAGTTATGGGCAAAAATGAAGTGGTAAATATTTTTAAGAGGGGCAAAGAGTCTTTACGAAGGAGTAAAAAAAATGCCTAAAGACGCTTGTTACAGAAAGGTAAAAGCCCGATACAGGGTTTTCCCAAGCGCTTATGCTTCAGGCGCTATTGCAAAATGCAGGAAGGTTGGTGCCGCCAACTATGGCACTGGCGGCAAGAAGAAAAAAGCCAAGAAAAAAGCTCTTGGTGGTGCAGTTACAATGAAAAATGGAGGGGCAGTTACAAGGGCAAAACGGCCTTCTAGCAATCCAAATGTTGCTAGAGGTTGCGGTGTTGTCATGAGTAACAAAAGAAAAGCAACTAAATACTCGTAGGAAAAAATGGAACCAATTTCGACTGCTCTGGCAGGATTCGCGTTATTTAAAAGTGCAGTCGATGGCATTAAGAGTGCTATTGGAACGGCTAATGATGTATCTGAAATCGCTGGATATATTGATAACCTTTTTGAAGGCGAAAAGCAGGTTCAGCAAAAACGTAACAAAAAGTCTGGTGTAGGAGTAGGAGATCAATTTGGAGTCGGCAATGTTGCCAGAGAGATTATAGATGCTAAATTAGCTCAAGAGCAAATGCAGGAAATAGCCACTATGGTAGACATGCGTTTTGGTCATGGAACTTGGAGAAGTATAGTGGATGAGAGGGCAAAACGCATTCAGGAAGCCAGAGAGCAAGCTGCCATAGCTAGAAGAGAGCAAATGAGAAAAGCGCGAGAGACAGAAGAAAATATAAAAACTGCGCTTTTAATTGTAGGAGTAATTATAGTTTCAGTAGGTTTGTTTTTTTTAATGATGATTTCTATTGCAAAAGGGGCAAGGTAGTAGATGGCGGTGAGGAAAACCAAAAGTGGGTTGGCACTCAAGAGATGGTTTAAGGAAGACTGGAAGGACGTTTCCACGGGGAAACCGTGTGGGCGTCGCAAAGGTGAAAAACGGGGTACTCCATATTGCCGCCCCACCAAACGTATCTCTTCTAAGACCCCAAAAACCACCAAAGAAATGACAGCCGCTGAAAAGCGCAGTAGGATAGCTCAAAAGAAGAGGCTTGGGCAACCAGCAGGTAAACCAAGAAGGGTGAAGGCATTAAAGAGAAAGAAGAAATAAAAGACATTATTGAAAACTGGATAATGACAGATTTAAGTGTGGTAGACCCTGATTTGGGTTTTGCTCCTTGTCCTTATGCAAAAAAAGCATTTATAGATAAAAAACTGCTGGTTATTGAGTGTCTTGATAGAGAGGATTTATGGAAAACTATATCAGGTCGATGCAAGAATTTTAGCGACAGACATTCTGTTATAATTTGTTTTGAAGAGGAGCCATCACAGACATACAAAGAAGTTGAAGCTGCTTGTATAGCCATGAATGAATGGTTTGCTTACAATAAAATGGATGTTTGGTTGCTTGCTTTTCAGACAAATTTTACGATGGTATTTATACAAAGGCTGTCAGAATTAGATGATGCTAGTCAAAAGCTAGAAAAAATGGGATACTATGAAAATTATAATACAGAAGACTATGTTAATCTAATCTTAAACCGTAGATACAGGAGACATGAAAATGCCAGGTGCGAAAAAACAAGCTAGACGTATGCGTGGCGGTGGTGCAACAGCCCCTAAAAAGATGATGGGTGGCGGCGCAGCTAAAAAAGCCAGACGTATGCGTGGCGGTGGGAAAGTTGCCCCTAAAAAGATGATGGGTGGCGGTGCTACAAAAGCAGTATCTCCTCGTAAACGCATGGCTATGGGCATGATGCGTGGCGGTAAGGTCAAGAAATAATGGCTGTTTCTGGGTCAACTGATTTTGAGCTAGATGTAAGTGATTACATTGAGGAGGCTTTTGAGCGTTGTGGCTTAGAAGTCAAAACAGGTTATGACCTAAAAACCGCAAAGCGTTCCTTGAATTTAATGTTTGCTGATTGGGCTAATCGTGGCTTGAATCAATGGACCATAACTCAAAGAACGCAAGCATTAACATCAGGAACATCAAGCTATAACCTTGATGCAGATGTCATAGATGTCTTGTCAATGGTGGTAAGGCGTAGTGGATCTGACTTATCCATGAGTCGAATAAGCAGGGACACTTATCTTTCCATTAACTCAAAAACTACTGAGGGTAGGTCATCTCAATTTTTTGTTGATAGGCAAATTACACCTGCAATAAAAATATGGCCTACTCCTGAAAATAGTACAGATGTACTGGTTTATGACTGTTTAACAAGGATTGATGACGCTGATACTTTTACCAATACGGTAGAAGTGCCTTTTCGTTTTTACCCGTGTTTAGCGGCTGGGTTGGCTTATTACCTTGCGATTAAAAAAGCCCCAGACAGAATACAGTTGTTAAAAACAATATATGATGAGGAGTTTGACAAGGCTCAAGCAGAAGATCGTGATAGAGCTTCGTTCAGTGTGAGTCCTAATCTGCAATTCTACAGGATAGCATAATGGGTAAATACGCTGTTGGAAAAGATGCTTATGGTATTTCTGACAGATCTGGTTTCCGATACAGATTGCGTGATATGCGTAAAGAATGGAACGGATTGCTTGTAGGAAAGGATGAGTACGAGGAAAAACATCCTCAAATACAACCTGTCCGCCGCGCCATAGATGCCGAGGCTTTAAGAGATCCTCGTCCAGATACTAATAACATAGTTAGTGTCACGGTTTCTTTTCCAACATTTGATGTAATAACATTGTTGTTTCAATCTTCAATTCCTGCAATGCAGGGGCAAATTGGTACTGTTACTTTTGGCGGTAGTGTCATTACGCCAACTAGCGCAACAATTACAGGGGTTACAGGAACAGGGTCTGTTGGCACTGTTACGGCTTCTGGTACTGGTGGAATAACGATAGCAGCGACATACACTGTTACAGTCCAGTCTTACTTGGGAGCTAATAAGTATTACATTAATGGAGTTAGGCAAGACACGGTTAGTTTAACAGAAGGTAACACATTTAGATTTGATCAGTCAGACAGTAGTAATTCTGGTCATCCTTTAAGGTTTTCTACAACTTCTGGTGGCACTCATAGTGGTGGATCACAGTACACAACTGGTGTAACTACAAGCGGAACTCCCGGCTCTTCTGGAGCGTACACTCAAATAACAGTAGCCTCTGGCGCACCAACACTGTATTACTATTGTACTAATCATAGCGGCATGGGCGGACAGGCGAACACACCATGAGTTATACATACACGACATTAAAAACTGCTATTCAAGATTGGACAGAAAACACTGAGTCTACGTTTAAAAACAATTTAAGTGTTTTTATTGATAATGCAGAAGAGAAAATTCTTAAAGAAGTTGATTTAGATTATTTTCGTAAGAATGTTACTGGAACAACTACTTCTGGTAATCAATTCCTAGCAGTGCCAACTGATTATTTAGCTTCTTTTAGTTTAAGCATGACTAATTCTGGCACTAAAGAATTTTTGTTATTAAAAGATGTTAATTTCATACAAGAGTTTAATCCTACAGGAGCGACTGGTTTTCCAAAATATTATGCTCTTTACGATTTCCAAAACTTTATTCTTGCACCAGTTCCTAATGCAGCTATTTCGTCTGAATTACATTATTTCTACAGACCAGATAGTTTAACGGTAAGCACATTTACACTTACTGTTAGTAGTGTTAGCGGAACATTTGTTGCTGGCGAAACAATTACTGGAGGCACCAGCGGCACAAGCACAACTGTAAACTCAGTGCCAAGTGGCACCACCATGATTATTGTTATACCAAGCAATGATTTAACAGTTGGCGAGACTGTTACAGGAGGGACAAGCGGAGCCACTGGAACTGTGGTGTCCACTTCAGCAGATACAACCACGACTTGGTTAAGCGAAAACGCTCCTAATACGTTGTTATACGGCTCTTTGATTGAAGCATACACTTTCATGAAAGGTGAGACTGATATGCTTCAACTTTATATCGCTAGATACACTGAATCCATTGGCAGATTGAAAAACTACGCTAGTGGCGTTGAAAACACAGACGCATATCGTGAAGGGTTAGTAAGGGCAAACAAAACATGAAAATAGCCATTGTTGGGCTTGGTGGCAGCTACGCTGATTACATATCTGCGCGTATTGCCTCTCAAGATTTTGATGAGGTGTGGGGTATAAATTGCATAGGTGCAATACTTCATGTTGATAGAACATTTATGATGGATCCTGTGTCTCGATTTATAGACACAGAAAACGCAGGATCCCAAACTGGTGTGGCGCGGGAATTTCTTGCAAAGAATGCAGCACCAATTTATTCCTGTATTGAGCATAAAGATTATCCATCCATAGAGCTATATCCATTAGAAAAAGTGGTGAAAGATACAGGCATTTGCTATTTTAATAATACAGTTGCATACGCTATTGCTTACGCTGTATGGAAAAAAGTTAAAAAAATTTGTTTGTATGGGATAGATTTTACATACAAAAATGTGAATATGGCTGAGTCAGGCAGAGCTTGTGTTGAGTTTTGGTGTGCAACAGCCATAGCTAAAGGAATAAAAATAGAGGTGGCTCATCGTTCAGGTTTGTTGGATACAAATGTTCCAGATAATGAAAAGTTGTATGGTTATCACAGATTAGACGATCCTTTGATTCAAACAGTTCAAGAGGGCAATCTTTTAATTACAAAACAATCACAATTTGATCCTCCAGAGCCAGTTGATGGTGCTTTGGGGGAGTCTGAACCTATAATATTTGGAAGGCATGATCATGTTTGAAGTTAATGTTGGATCAGTGGGATCAGTTAATGTTGTTTCGTCTGATAACGGCGGCTTATCCAACGATCAAATAGCTGATATGGCAGCAAATAAGATAATGTACATATCTGATGAAGCTCCAGAGCCTATTCGACTACAGGCAGAAGCTTTTAAAGATAAAGTAAGAAATTTAGTGCAATATTATGTAGAGTTGGCTAGAAGGGAAGAACGTGCTACAATTTGCGCGAAGGTCCGTGAGGCGGGTCAACATCAACTAGCTGACGCTATAGGGAGACTGTAATGGCAATAGCACAAGCAATGTGTACCGCATTCAAGCAAGAATTGATGTTGGGCACACACAATTTCGCAACAAACGGCAATGCTTTTAAACTTGCCCTATACGCAGAAAGCAGCGGTGGAAAGTCTAGCACTACAGCAACTTTGGGTGCATCTACCACGGCGTTTACCACAACAGGTGAAGTAGCCTCTAGTGGCACATACGCAACAGGAGGTGGAACACTTACCAAAGTGGCTCCAACAACTTCCGGAACCACGGCGTTTACTGATTTTTCTGATTTAAGCTTTACCACAGCAACCATCACAGCAATGGGCGCTTTAATCTACAATAGCACAAACAGTAACAAAGCCGTCGCGGTATTAGACTTTTCTTCAAACAAAACGTCTACTTCTGGCACGTTTACTATTCAGTTTCCTACAGCAGACGCAAGTAACGCTATTATTCGCATAGCGTAACGGAGTGACACGGTGACTGTATCGGGATGGGGTAGAGGCACTTGGGGTCAAGGTGCTTGGAACCAAGCCGTACCTGTCACTGTCACGGGTGTTGCCGCAACAACTGCGGTTGGTAACGTACTTGTCATACCTTCTATTGATGGTGTGGCTACAGGTGTCGTTGCTTCAGGTCTTATAAATTCTGTTACAGTCACGGGCACAGGTCTCATATCACCTACAGGGGTGGTTGGAACAAGTGCCGTAGGTGATGAAACAACCAACTGTTCTGCAAATGTTGCAGGGGTTGGGGTTACAGCTACTGTCAGCTTTGGTGATGAGTCGGTTGCGGCAGGTGCAAAGGCCACAGTCACCGGTAATGCAGGCACTAGCGCGTTAGGAACATCCACACAGGCAGGGGGATCTACTGTTTCTGCAACAGGTAATGCAGGAACAAGTTCTCTTGGCACCGTAACTCAAAACACCAAGTATCCAGTTACAGGGGTTACAGCGACGGGAAATACTGGTATAGTCCTCGTGTACACGGATGTAACAGCAATTCAAACTCCGAATTGGGCCGCGGTAGCCGGGGTTACGACCGTTTGGGGGGATGTAACCCCGTCACAAACTCCGTTATGGACGGAGAAGGCGGCATAGAGGTAAAGCATGGCAAGTTCATTTAGTACAAATTTAGGTATAGAAAAACCAGCTACCGGGGAATTATCGGGTAGCTGGGGAGATGTAACTAATTTTAATTTTGATATATTTGATAGAGTTTTAGGTGCTTCAGATTTAACCGCTTCAAATCTTACGACAACTCTTACTATAAGAGCCGCCTCTCCCACCTCTGGACAAAGTAATGTGCAGACTGGAATGTTCGCGGTTATCAATCTCAAAGATAGTGGGTCTGATCTAGGCGGTGTA